TTCCAGAAACAGGAACTTATTTTATTCAAACTGTTGCAAGTTGGTTAATGTCCTCAACTAACACATACAATGCATTAGCAATATTTAGTACAAACGATAATAGTAATTACACTCAACAAACAGAAACCCATGTTCCAGCAGATGGAATACAATTTGCATCTGGAACTAATACATTTATTTTTAATTGTACAAATACATCAACACACAAAGTAAAATTTAAAACTGTTGTTCAAGCTGGAACTCAAACATTAAGAGGAAATTCTGGTAAAACAGAAACACATTTTAATTTTATAAGATTAGGAGATAGTACATAATGGATTATTTTCAAAAAGCACTTCACACTTTTAATGGTGGCAACTGGTATGGTTGGAAAACACATGATGATAACGGAAATAAAATTCCTAACTCTGAACGTATGCAATACCAACACATTAAGATTATTAAAGATGGTGCAACTATGCCAAGTGAGGCAGAAGTAAATGCAAAGATACAAGAATTAAAAGACGCTGAACAAGCAGCAATAGATAAAAAAGCCTCTGGTAAACAGAAGCTAAAAGATTTAGGATTGGACGACGCAGAAATTAAAGCGTTGATAGGAGCGTAGATGGCAATAACAAGATTAGGTGGAGCGAATGCAATTACAGGGACAATACCAACAAGTGTTGCACCTGGACAAGGTAAGATTTTGCAAGTTGTAAATGCTACACATAGCACAGAAGTAACAAGTAATAGTGTTACTGCTGTAGATACAGGATTAACAGCATCAATAACTCCATCATCATCATCTAATAAAATTTTAATTGATGCTAGAATATCTGGTTGTGGTAAAGAAACAAATAATACATATTTAAGAATTTTTTTACAAAAAGATAATTCTAATTTAATTAAAATGGACGAAGGTGCTGGATATACAGCAGATTCAGGTGCTAATAGAGTAGGAACAGTTGCAACAACTTATTTGGATTCTCCTTCAACTACTTCTGCTATAACTTACAAATGTGTATTTCGTTCTCAATCAAATGCAGCTACAGTAGTAGTTAATGATGAAAGTAGTGTATCAACTATTACTTTAATGGAGATAGAAGCATAATGGTTAAAATAATTGACGCAATTTTAAAAATAAATTCTAATGCAGAAGTAGTTGTAAGAGGTAGTGATATTAACACTTGTGAAATAGAATGGCACAATGGAACAACACCTATACCAGTAGCTGACATTGAAGCTAAGATGGCAGAGTTACCTACACCAGAAGAAGAAGCTGCACAAACAGAAACAGAAAAAGCATCTGGAAAACAAAAACTTAAAGATCTAGGATTAACAGACGCCGAGATAAAAGCACTGACAGGAGCGTAAACCATGCTCGGACTGACTTCTATATCCGGTGCTCCAATATCGACATCGTTCTTTAACCCTAACGTTACAATTAATGTAACAGGGAGTCCTTTAACATTAAGTATAGGTAGTTCTTCTGCACTAGCAGGAGCTTTTGTAACACCAACTGGTAGTCCTTTAACTTTAGGTTTTGGATCATTAACAATTGCTGCAGCAGCAAATGTTACACCTACTCCTACACCATTAACTTTAGGTGTTGGTACCGTTACAGTATCAGCGGCAGCTAATACAAGTGTCACAGGAAACCAATTGACCTTGTCTACAGGAAGTGTTACAATCACTGCAGCTGCGAATGTAAGTCCTACAGGCGTGCCTATGACTCTTACTGTCAATGATCCTGGTATCATTACATGGCAACCTATAGATCCAGGAGCATCACAAACATGGGTTAATATAGACCCTTATTAGGAGAATTATGGCATCAAGTTATTCAACAAACTCAAAATTAGAATTAATTACTACTGGTGAAAAAGCAGGTCTTTGGGGTACAATTACTAATACAAACTTAGAAATTTTAGAACAATTATCTACAGGTTATTTATCATTAGCTGTAGGTGGTGGAGACGTAGCATTAGCATTAGATAATGGTGCAACATCAAATGGTAAAAACATCTACATTAAATTAACAGGAATTTTAACAGCAAACAGAACAGTCACTATTCCAGATACTGCTGAAAGAGTTATGGTATTTCAAGATGCAACTACTAGAGAAAGTTCTGGAAGTATAAAAACTTTAACAGTTAAAACTGTATCTGGATCAGGAGTATTGATTCCTTCAGGTGCAACTGTATTAGTTTATTCAGATGGAACTAATGTTAATCTTGGTATGAAAACTAAAGGTTACATAACAGTAAACTCTTCTACCGTAACTGCTTACACAGCATCTGCTGGTGAACAAATTTTTGCAAATACAACAGCTAACCCAATTACAATTACACTTCCCGCAACACCTGCTATAGGAGATGAAATTACATTTATAGATGCAAGAGGAACGTTTAACTCTAACAACTTAATTGTTAATAGAAATGGTCAACCAATAAATACAGGTACATCAAACCTAACACTAACCACTAACGGTCAAGCTTTTACATTAGTGTATGTGGATGCAACAAGAGGCTGGGCTTACAAAACTAACACGGCATAAGGAGCAGAATAATGGCTCTAATTGATTTTAAAGTATTACCGGGAATAGATAAGCAAGATACCGAATCTGGTGCAGAAAACAGATGGGTTGATTGTGATAATGTCAGATTCAGATATAACCTGCCTGAAAAAGTTGGTGGTTGGTCTTCGCTAATTTCAGATACTATTGTTGGAGTTGCAAGACGTGAATTTGCATTTGTTGATTTAGAAGGCAATAGGTATGTAGCTATTGGGACAGATAAGTTTTTACTTTTATATTTTGAAGGACAACTTCATGATATTACTCCAATTAAATCTACAATTGGAAGTGTTTCAATGTCTTCTTTAAGTGGGTCAAAAGAAGTTACATTAACTTTTTCATCTGACCATAATCTAGAGTCAGGAGATATTATTTTATTAGATGGTGTTACTGCTCCTAGCGGTGTAAATTTAACAGATGCTGCTTTTGAAGATAAATTATTTCAAGTTACAAGAGTAACGTCTGCTAAAATTATAGTTGTAACAGGAACAGAAACAGCAGATGGTGTGGCTACAGGGTCTTGTAGTGTTATACCTTATGAAAAAGTTGGTCCTGCTGCACAATCATATGGTTATGGTTTTGGTATTGGTCAATATGGTGGAACAGCACCCGGTGCACAAATAACAACTTTAAATGGGGCGTTGCTTGCAGATACTAATGGTACCGGTGGATCAGGAACTGTAATTAATGTTACGTCTAACGCAGGTTTTCCAACTGCTGGAACTATATTAGTCGGTGATGAATTAATTACTTATACCGGTAAGGGTGTAAATACTTTAACAGGTATTACAAGAGGAGCTTTTGGAACCGCAACTATTGGTACATCAAATGGTCAAGCTCATTTAAACAGTGCAGTCGTAACTGATGCTTCAAAATTCACAGGTTTTGGAAGTGCTGTTCAAGCTTCTGAAGTAGTACTAGAACCTGGTCTATGGTCATTAAGTAATTTTGGTCAAGTGTTAGTTGCAACGATTGCAAATGGTAAAACATTCACATGGAACGCAGGAGCTGCGTCTCCTTTAACAGTCAGAGCATCAACATCTACATCTGGTTTTTCTACATCTAATAATCCAACTGCAACAAGAGTTACATTAGTTTCACCTACAACACGTCACTTAATTCATTTAGGTACCGAAACAACTATTGGAGATACAACAACACAAGATGATATGTTTATAAGATTCTCAGATCAAGAAGATATAAATGACTACACACCAACAGCAATTAACTCAGCGGGATCACAGAGATTGCAGGATGGTACAAAAATTATAGGAGCTTTAAAAGCAAAAGAAACAATTCTTGTTTGGACAGATAATGCATTATACACAATGAAATTTATTGGCGCACCTTTTACATTTGGTTTTGAACAAGTGGGTACTAACTGTGGATTAATTGGTAAGAATGCAGCTGTTGAAATAGATGGAGCTGCGTTTTGGATGTCTAATAATGGTTTCTTTATGTTTGATGGTACAGTTAAATCACTACCATGTAGTGTTGAAGATTATGTATATGATCAAGCAGATACAACTAAAGGTCAACAAGTTGCAGCAGGTATTAATAACCTATTTACAGAAGTTGTTTGGTATTATCCTTCAACTAATTCTGAGTATAATGATCAGTATGTTGTATTTAATTATGGAGAACCAATGAAAGGTGGTGTTTGGTATAT